CATATTTGCGTTCCAGTTGTAACGGCCCCATAAATCGTAAGAAGTTTCGCCTTCAGCGTCTTCTCCCGCTTTTACTAAACCAACAATACATTTATCGTTTACTGCGTATCCGATACCCATGTTGTCAGTTAAGCTAGTCATTTCCCATTCTGCCCCATCTTCAGGTGCATTGTAAGTTGTAACTACCATAAATTGTGCTGATGCCGCAAACGTTGTTAAGATTGCTACAGCTAGTGTCATAATTAAATTTTTCATAATTTTTGTTTTAGTTAATATTAGTTTAATTGTTGAAAACGAGAACAGCTGACTACTGCTCTTGTGCTTTTGAAGTACATTTAGTACTTTATGTTTTTTAGTCTCTCATAGGAGTTAATTGTTTTGTAACCTTTATTGCTTAACATACATATAACTTAATTTTGGAAAACCCACGTTTTTTCGTGGAAATTTTAGGGAAATGAACAATTAAATGTTCACGACTAACATGCACATACCCCCGTATTATCACATATAATATCGCGGATTATGTTGTTTACGTTAGTATATTTGTATTCAGGTACTTGTATTTTACCTTCATTTAACCCTTTAGGGGATAAAAATGCACCTTGTGTAGATGGTGTAGAAACAAAATCAAAACATAATAAATCATAATCATCCTGTACCTCTACTGTGCCCTCTGATAAGTTATCTGACACTGAACCCATTCCACGAGATGAAATACCAATAGTGATACCTGAACCAAATAATGCTTTTAATATATTTCCGGCAGGTGTAGGTAATATTTCAACATCACCCATTACATCGTCTCCATCCCACCAACATTTTAATACGTTGTGAGATACATTTTGAAGGTTAATTACTGAGCTTTCTGGATGGTCTAATTCACCTAATGCTCTTTTTTCTCTAACAGGACCTTCCATATAAGATCTCATTTCTCTAGCTAAAATATCTTTTGGATAAACTCTTTCGTTTTGGTTTTTAGCATTTGCTCTTTGTAAAACACCTGTAACAATTAATGGTTTATTTTTTCTAATAGAAGCTTCAACTAATTGTTTGTCTACTTTAAATGGTCTATATTCTGTTAAAAGCATAATTAGTCTTCTTTATTTTTTTTCTTAAATGCGTTTGGTGTCATATACCCCTCACCTGAACCTGCGTTAAATGAAGCTCCACCACCTGTTGTGTTCATTTCTTTCATTGCCTTCATAAAATCTTCAACCTTATTATATAAATCTTCGTTGCCTGCTTTTATTTTATCTAATAAATCCCAAGCGCTTAAATCTTTTCCTGGAAAATCCTTATCGTTGTGGTGTTCACCTAAACCATCATAATTTCTTTGTTTAAGAGCAGCCATAATAGCATAAACAGCGTCTTGCATAGTATAATCATATCTATCTGCCATTGCTCTAATAAACTTATCTACATTTCTAGATACTTCTGGGTTTAATGATTCAGATACGTCTTTCTTAGCATTTTTAGCATTTAATTTTTTAATATAATCTGGGTCTTTTTTTAATTTACCTATAATAGAATCTTTATCATAAAAATATTCTGGATTTTTACCAGGTGTTTGACGGTCTTGTCTTTTTTGATAAGCATCATCATTTTCAGTTAAACGTTGTTGTCTTTGTTTTGCTTGCCAATCGTGTATGTTAAATGGTTTACTCATCTCTATAATTTTTTCTTACGTGTGTTCTAAGTGTGTTAAATATTTCTTTTAATTCTTCAGCTAAATTATGTAATACCATATCATCTGGATGTTCATTAGATAATTTTTGCATATCTATTGCTTCTGCTTCTATGTCTTTAACCATATTACTGAAAGAACGTTTATATACTACTTTTGATTTTACTCCTCCTGTTTCTGGATCCGCTGGTTCATCTACAAAATAATATTCTCTCTCTCTATCTGTGCCTTTATTTCCTCTAGCAGGATCTCCATCTTTTTTAATTTCACTAAAAGATGATTCTTTTATATTATATAATTCAGTGAGACTAACCATGGATTGTTTTTAACTCATTTACTAATTCATAATAATTAAGTAAGTTAATAACATTATCATCATTTACTGATGATTTTTTATCTAAAGGTTGAATCATTCCTTTTGTCTCATTTAATTTTATTATTATTGCTTTATCTTTAACTTTTTTAGAAAATCTTGTAATATTTTTTTTAACTTCTTTAATTTCTTGGTTAAGATAAGACTTAAGAGCAGGGCTATTAGTAACACTATTAACATATTCTTTTAATAATGTTTTTTGATTATCTTCTAAACCACTATATTTGTTATTAAATTTTTCAAGTAATACTTTATATGTAAGTAATCTTGTATCTTTATCTTGGTTATTAAAATTTTCTAAAACAACATCTTTTGTAATTTTTGTTGGTTTTTCAGTAATATGTTCTAAAAGTGTTACTTTAGAATTAACAATTGATAAAGCTGTAGCGTTTTTATTTTCTAATAAATTAAAAATAGATGCCATTATTTTATAATCTGTTATTTTTGCTTTAAAGAAATCATTAACATCATAATTATCTTTAATTTCTTTAATTAAATTATATTTTTCTCTTCTTAACTGACTTTTATTTAACTTTTCATGAGCATCTAATAATGTTTCAATTAACATTGTAGCTTGACCATCTTTATTATACTTTTGTGTAGCTAAAGTATGGTATATTTTATACTCTTTTAATAACTCAGTCTTAGAATTAAAATGTTTTTTTAAAAAAGATAATGATTTTGTTTGATTTCCTGTAATAGTGTCGGAAGTCAACTGCCTAGTTAGGAGTTCAAATAAAATTCCAGTATTCTTGTACTTAGAATGTTTTACTTTCATGTTTTATAAATTCGAATTTATCGTATATAAATATAAGCCTATTCCTGAGGCTTAATATTTTTTTCACTTAAAAGTCCATTTTCTTTATCCTCCTTTAAGACTTGTTTTTTATTTTTAATTTTTTGAAGAGATTTTTTAAGATTTGCAGCTTCAAATGTAGAAACTTTATTAGGTCTGTCTGGTTTTGACATAGCAAGTTTAGGATTTTTCTTACCTAAAGGGTCTCTACCAAAATTAGAATCTTGACCTCCATATTTAGTAGGATCTTCTAATGGACGTCCTGGTTCTTTTTCATCATACCCAGTTGGTACTTGAGCTGGTCCTACTGCTTTGTCTCTTTTATTACCATACATTGAAGCTAAATCATGAGGAGTACCATATGATATTCCAGATTCTGATGGATCATTTCCTTCATTTTCAATTTGTGAAATTCTAAAAGAATTCATTGCATCCTCAAAAAGTGTTTCTTTTTCTTCATTATATTGATCAGGTGATAAACCATATACATTTTCATAAACCCAATCTTTACTAAATAATTTACCATCTAACATTTCTTTAGCTACTGCTGTTTTTGCAGTATATAATTCAACTTTTTCTTGTTCGTAAATAATTGATGGTGTAGTTAATTCTAATTTAAAATCAACTAAATCTGCATCTTCGAACCCTTGTGAATATAAATGTACTAGTGCTATTTTAGTTAATTCTGATTCTATAATTCTTTGAATACGTTCAACTGTACGAGCAAAACGAATGTCCATACCTGCTAATGTTGACTTTCCTTCTACTCCTTCCTCATAACCTAAGAATGGTTTAGGTATTTTTAAGGCTGCCATCATTTTATGTTTTAAGTATTCAATATCTCCTGTACCATCATAGTCTAAACCTTTTGTAGTTTCAATTTTAGTAGAATTATCGTTTCCTCTTACTGGAATATAAAAATCCTCAGTAATGTTTTGCATGTTATATTTTAGATTATAATCACCTGTTGCTTGATCTATATAAGGTGTTTTTTTCATTTTGTTAACAGTTTCTTGCATAAACTGTTCTACTTGTTCTGGTGGAATAGCTCCTACATTAATATAAAATGTTCTTTTTTCTGGTGCTCTCATAATTCTATGAATTAACATAGCATCCTCCATTAACATTAATTGTTTAAATACTTTACGAGATGGTTCTAAATAAGATCTACCATATGGAAGATAATTAGAATCTGTAAGTAATCTAAAGTGAGCGACTTCATAATTTTCTAAACTAAATTGATCTCTTCTAATTGTGTTAGTTGCCCCTGAAGCTAAACCATTTGGGTCCATTGTAAAACGAGTGTAAGAAGGATTTTCAGGGTCTGTTCCTTCTTCTCTTACTACTTCGTATACTGATAAAGGTATAACATTATATACTCCAAACTTTTCACTTACTTCTAATTTTAAATACATATCTCCATACTTACACATATTTCTAATCCATGTAGATAAATTAAATTCTACATTTAAAACATCATAAAATAAATTTTGTAATACTTTTCTTACATTTTCATTTGAAGATTGAATATTTAAAATATCACCATATTCATTTCTATTTGTTGTTTCATCTGAAATAATATCTAATGCAGCTGCAATAATTGGGTCATGGTCCATAGCTTCATAATCACTATAAAGCTGAAGTCGCATTGACTGATAATTCAGTGTAGGATTATATTGTAATGATGATCCTACAGGTTTATGTAAACGAGTAAATCTATCATAAAGTGAATTAGAGGCTAGGTTTCCATATTTCTGGATCCTGCCTGTATCCATGATTTTAAGTTGTTTTCCCCCAATGTTACGAACTATAACATCGTTTGAGAATAATCTTCGTAATCTTGTAAATAAAGTAGTATCTGCCATTCTTGTTGTTTTTAATACATATTAAAGAAGCCAGGTTAAATCTTGTTGTCCTTTATCTTCTCCTAAATCCATAGTCCAACCTGCTTGTTTTTTGTTTATTCCTCCAGTATAAATAGTGGGCGCACTTCGTTGCCAGTTTTTTAAGGCTGCCCTTGTTATATCAATTCCTTGTTGTGCAAATTTAAGTGCTGTATCTCTAACATAACATGCTGTTGCTAAAGACATTACTAAATCATCATTATACCCCATTTGAGCTTCTGCTCTTCCATTTTTCCAAACAAAAGTTCGCATTTCTTCTAATGTTCTTTTACCTTGAATTGTAATTGATTTTTCTCTTAAATATGCGTCTAATTTTCCTATTGTTAATGGTCTTGTTTTCATTGACATTGTAAAACCAGGAACCATTTTTGTTGTGTCTGTTATATCATACCCTTTAGCTAAGAAAGAATCTGCGTTTGTTGCTGCATCTCCTTTAGGTGAATAATATAAATTTTGATAACCTTTATCTATTACTACTTGAATTGTATTCCAACCTATATTTGCATTTTCAATTACAAGTAATGCATTATTATATTCGGTAGCAATTGAAACTAACATATGTCCAAATTCTTTAGTACCAATTTGTGCTTTAAATTCACCAATTTGTTTTGAATCCTCAATGTCTATAATATGAAAAGCAGAATAATCTTTACTATCTCCTCTAGCTACATCAGCTGTTATCATATAGTTTCTTGAATAGTCTGGATATTCCCAAATATGTAATCCTCCTTCTATACCTCTTCTTTCTATAGGATCACATATGTTTGTTTCTTCAATAAATTTCATTATTTCTGATTCAAACACAGTATTACCAGAAGTTGTAAAATCACAATCACATTCTTGTGCTGCCATTCTTAAACCTAACTCATCATCCTGTTTATTTCTCCATTCTTGGTTTCTTTCTGGGTGTACTGTCCAGTGTAGTTTAATAGGAGTAAATCCATTGGTTCCTTCTTCTGCTTTATTCCACATTCTGTGAAAAAAGTTACCTGTTCCGTTAGGTGTTGATAAAACAATTGCTTTACCCCCCGTTGATAATGTTTGTTGTGATGAACCCCAAATTTCTTCAATTCGATTTTCTTCAATAAAAGCAGCCTCATCTACAATTAGTAAAGAAATTGCTTCTGATCTACCAGCATCACTTGCCGCAGATACTGCTTTTACTTGGGAACCGTTTTTAAGTCTTAGTGCTAATTTATTATTTTCTGTAAATCCAATTTGTAACCAAGATGGTAAATTGTCATACATAAATTTTACTTTTGTTACTAGATTTTTTGCCGTATCTTGTTTTGTTGCAACAACTAATATTGATTTGTCTTTTTGAAATACCATCATCCATAAAGAAATACCTGCGGATAAGGTTGAAATTCCTAATTGTCTAGATTTAAGAATAATACTTCTGTCATTCTTTTGAAGTAATTTTAATGTGCCTTCTTGAAATGGATATAAATTAAATTGAACACGTCCCCTTGTTGGATGTTGAATCCAACAATATTTCCTCATAAAATAAACAGGATCTTGAGCACATTTAATGTACTCTTGTTTTATTATTTGTTTTATATTAGATTGTGCCATATATTATACATATTAAACTACAGCATTCTTAACTTGCTCTATACGTTCTTCTACAGTACCACTAATTGTAATTGTATCATTTCTGTACATTCCTACTATTTCTTTTATTTTTTTATCAACTGCTTCTCTATATTCTGCATTTGTTTCTCTAACTCCATTATCTTCTATTTCTACTCCTTCAGGAGAAACATAAAATAAAATATCATATTCATCTATTAAATAATATAAAGTTGCATTTAAATAAAATTTTTCATGATCTTTCATTGATTCAGACAAATCAGCAAATGCCATAACATCAATTACTGTTCTGTCAGTTATGATTTTTTCTTGCATTAATTCAGCTGATCTTTCAGAAGCAAAAACTAATTGTCCCTTTAATGTACTGTCTGTGTTTAAAGGTATTCCTAAATTCATTAAATGTTTTGAACGTTCTGTTCTAAAATGATAATCTTTAAATTCAGGTAATTCTTTTAATGCATTTACTAATGTAGTTTTTCCTACACTCATTGTTCCACAAAATCCTATTTTCATATATTAATGTCTTGATGTTCCTTTCATTGCTGGGTTCTTATACCAAGGTAAACCCTCTCTTCCTTTTTGAATTTCATTCCAAGTATCATAATCATATTCAATACCATTTAAATAATATTCTTTTCTTTTTTGTTCCTTATTAATTAAAGCTGGTCCTTCCATATTATGAAATTTTCCTATACCATTATGTTCAACAACATGAGCTATTGTTTTAGAACCATCTTCTTCAATTCTAGATACTTTTCTTACTTTTATTTTAGGGTTCATCCATTTTTTCATGTCGACTACTTCCCCATTAATTGTTGGTAATTGTTTTTTTGTCATATTAATTTTTTAATAATTGTTCTGCTACTAATGTACCTTGTGCTCCTGACACTGTTATACCTCTTGCTGACAATGCATCACCTACAAAATGAACATCAGGAAACCTAGTTAAACTTAAATCATTATAATTAACTAAAGGTTCTGGTGCTAAGTATTTTACTTCAGGCATATAAATGCCCCAATCTTTACCTAATGTTGGAAATACTTTTTCCATATCATGGATAAAATCTTGAATGTAAATAGCATAATCTCCAATTGCATCATATAGTGGTTCTATATTGTTTACTACTTGGGTTTCTACGTAATCTCCTTCTGTTGTTTTTGAAGGTACTCTATGACTTGGAGAAAAATAAGTTCCTTTACCATCTACTTGCATTTTCTTTACTGCTTCTCTTGCCCAATCAAATGGTTTATCAATGTTTTTAATTTCCATTAATATACCAAAATTAGTCATACCATTTTCGTATTTTTTATCTTTTTTAGCATGACCATTATAACTTATATCTCCATATGTGTGTTCAGCTGCTACGTAAGCTGCATTGTTGTTTGTACAGAATGATCTTAATGACACACCTTCAGCGTCAAATTTTCTATATAATTTAAAATCATAAGCAATGTCAATTAATTTTTGAAAGTGGTGTTGTGGTGCTTCAAAACGTACTCCAATTTGTACTGGTTTTGGTTCTGTAGGTAGTTCATAATCTTCAGATAATGATTTTGCAAAATCTATTCCTGATTTACCTACTCCAAATATAAGTTTATCATATCCTTCTATACCTTTAATTTTATCTGAATCATATATGACCATTTGTTTTTTAAAATCAATATCAGTCACTTTAGTTTCCCACATAAATTCTACACCTTTTTCTACTAAATAATCATACCAATTTTTACCAATTTCATGTAGATAATCGGTTCCAACATGCCATACAGGGAATAATCTTAAACCAAAATAAGGTTTAATAAAGTCAGGTTCTGCTTCTGGGTTTGAACATTGTACTTCAGATGGGTTTGGGTGGAATCGTTTAAAGTTAGCTATAACTTGATCAAACAATTCCATTGCTTTCTCTTCACCGGTGTATTTTGACAATTGGCCTCCTATGGATGTGTGGTAAGTTAATTTACCATCTGACCAACCACCAGCGCCTAAAAAACCCCTCATTACGTCTGCTGCTGGTCTTCTATATGGATCTAAACCCATATCAATAATGGTAATTTTTCCATCAAACCCATTATCTACTAATTTTGTAGCGGCATTTACTCCTGCAACGCCTGCTCCTACAATTACTACTTTAGTCATATTATATCTTTATTTATTGGTTAATATACAAAAAAAAAGTGACCCAACCAAATGATTGGGCCACAGCTCCTTTTTTAATTTTTAAATCGTCCGGCTATGAATCGGACTGTATGTTTTTAACAGTTACAACAAGTACATTCACAACTTGTTCCACAGTTACATTCTTTACAATTACACATAATTATTTAGTTTTTTTTGTTTTTTCAAGTGATCTACCACCAAAATAAGCACCAATTACTGTTATTAATACTAATTGTAATAAATCTGTCCATTTTGCTTCAACATTGAAATTAATAGTTCCTGCATCAATAAATATCATTAAAACTGTAGAAACAACTAAAAATATTAATACTAAAGGTCTAACATTTTTACTTAACCAAGAGTCAGAATTCATGTCTGCTGACCAACGATCAGTTATGTTTTGTTCCATTTTAGCTTCGTGTTCTGCTATTAAAGCTTTAATTTTTGCTTCTGCTTCTAATTTTTCTTCTTTAGATGTGTGTAAATTATCTATTACACCACCTACACCTTTTACAAGCTCTGCTGCTCCGCCTGAAAATAAATTTCCTAATATACTCATAACGTTTTAATTTTGATTTGTTTTTCTATAATTTTTCATCCAATCTTCCCAATCTCTAAAAAGAAGATTTCCTTTTAAATATGCTTCCATTTCCATTTTTCTCATATGTTGATCATCTTGAGCGTATGTTGGGCTAGAAGCGTCTCCCATTTTTAAATCACCTCTTTCATTTTGAACGTGATGAATTAATTCGTGTGCAAATGATCTACAAATGTCTTTATCGTGTCTGTTTGTTATGTACAATACAATAGACATATTTGAAGGATCATAATAAGCTGTTTTGCCAAAGATGCCTTGAGCATTTTCTTCATCATGTTTTAACTGAAGTTTTGGAGTGTTTTGAATGTCAAATTGCTCCCTTGCTTTTTTAAATATTTCTCCTAAGGCTTCTTTTAATTCCATTATACTGGTTCTTCTTCAGCTGGTTCTTCAGGTTCCATTTCTGTATCTTCTCCTCCACTTTCTGTATCTCCCCCTGTATCTCCTGTTTCCGTGTCTTCTTCTGCTCCTTTGGTTGGGATTGGTAGAGTTAATAATCTATTCATTGCTTTAATAGCTTCAGCTGTTTCATCTCCATTCATTAACCAATAAGATTTAGATCCTATTTTAGCTACTATAGATGTTTGTTCAATATATAAATCAAGATACTGATTATTATGAAAAAATACTCTATATGATGGTGGTACTGAATTTACTGCTTTTAAAGTAGCTACATACCTTATAAGAGGTCTTAATTTAAGATCGTATTTTAAAGCTTTAACTATTTCTGGGGGAGCAGGATAATTTGCTTCCATCAGAGATTTAATTTCTTTTTTTATATATTCTCTAAGTAATTTCATGATTATGGTGCTACAAAGTTTCCACCTGCCTGGTTTTTATAAGCTAAAACTCCACCTCCTGCTAGTTTAAATGAATATATTGGAGCTTCTATAGAAGCACCTGAACCAGATATGGTAAATGAACTTGTAATGTCATTAGTAGGACCTATTGCTGTTCCATCTCCATTATTAAACTTACCAATAGTCATATGTGAAATTCTTGCAAATGAAGTTCCTTCTGCTGACCCACCGTCTCTAGCTATAGGTTGAAGTTTAATAAAACTCCCTGTGTGTTCTCCTTCATCTTGTATTAATTCTACTCTATTAATTGCTTGCATATTTTTTTATTTTTTATTTTCGTTAAATAACCCAGAAGCTAGTTGTTTTTTTTCTTCCATGCCTCCCTCCATACCTCCTTCCATTCCAGTTACTGTTGGTTGTATTGTTTCAAATCCTTCTGCTTCTTTATCTGCTAATGTAAGATCTAATTTTGTTTTTCTAAGAGCTTCCCAGTTATTTCTAAGTTTAGCAATAAAAGATTCAGGCATATCTACTCTTTGTTGTAAATAAATAGATCTTACTTCTGCATCTGTTTTACCTGCATTGAATAATTTAAATAATTTTTGAGTAGCGCCTTCCATTAATGTTGCTCTTTTTCTATATTTGTCCATATGCTCCATTAAATTATCATCGCCTCTTTCTTTAATGTAAGCTTCCATAAAATCTTTTGCATCATCAACCCCCATTGCTATGTCATCTTGAGATTGATTTTCATCTTCATCTTCTTCAGGAGTTATTTCATTTACTTGGTAAGTTTTACCATCTAATTTAAATGAATTTTCTCCTGAGTCTTTAGCTTTTTGCATAGCACCTCCAAATGCATTTCCTTCATCTGGTTCTTCTTCTAAAGGGGTTACAGCTTTTACATTTGTTGCTGCTACTTTACTCTTTGCAGTTGCGTCATCTTTATCAGAGAAAAAAAACTCTCCTCCTTTAGTATCAGTACCTTTATACATTTTCATTTCTTTTGTAGTTTTTTTCATTTTATTTTCTTTTATAGGTTTATCTTTAAGTTGACCTAAATTTAATTTTAATTTATTTCCGCTTTCTAATGATTTTAACGTTAATACATATCCTGAATTCTCAATTACTTTATATCTTGTACCACTATAAGTTACTGTTTTACCTGGTTGTAATTTTGGATTGTCTGTTAGTTCTTTATTTTCATCCATTGTTTTAGGCATTATCCATAAATGAATACTACCATGAACACCTGCTCGAGAGTGGTCTGTTATTTCGTAATCTTCTATTTGATCTTGGAATTTAGTGTATGTTTTAAGTGCTGCTGCTTTTGCTGCTGCTTTAGATTTTTCAATCTTCATACTTACATCTTTACCAAACATTGCCCCTGTGTAATCAGGACCATTATAGTGTGGAAATAAAATCCTAAATCCTCCTGTTCTTTTGTCAGGGTGAGTTGAAACACCTTTCATTGTGTCTACAAGTTCCATATGATATTGGTCTGCATAATTTAACATGTCAGAAGATAATGTGCCTTGAGTTTCCATCATACCAGTTCCTGTTCTTTTTGGTTTAGCTGAGAAGGGATATTCGTCTGTAGGTACTGAAACTTTTGTACCAGTTGATAATTGGCTTGGTTGTTCGCGATTACCATAAAATGTATTTTCTTTAACTACATTTTTAACTAATTGTATGATGTCTTTCTTTTTCATTTTTAAAATCTTACTTGTTTTTGACTGTTAGGATTGCCCATAGCTGATTTTTCCATTCCTCTTGTTTGCATTCCTTGTCCTCCCTCTCCTGCATTTTGGTTATTATAAAATTCAATTTCATCTTCATCAGTCTTAAAAGAACCTCCAGGAGCTCTTTGAGAAGTAATATTATTACCATCAGTAGCATTTCCACCACTAGCTCCTGTACCTGTGTATTCTTTGATAGTATTTCTAATTAATTCTCTAAGTTCTTTTTTAGTCATTTGAGTTTTGTTTTATATGTTTACGACGTATTTTTGTAGCTTCTTTTACTTGTTTAGTAAATTCTGCTTTATTAACACCTCCTACCCATCTTTCAACAACACCATCTTCTGACACAAAGCCTTCATTTGATGTGTTTATTGCGTCTAATAAATATGACTCCATTTCATCCACTATATCAAGTGAATTTTTAGCTTTAAGGTTTTTAATATAATCGTTATATTCACCTTTAATTTTTAATTTGTGTTCAAATTCTACAACACAATCAAAACATTTTTTATGTATTTTATAATTAGGTTTATCTAATCTTTTTTTCATTGTTTTATTACAACAAGGACAACACAAAGGCATAAATGATTCTTTTCTTATTTTATCTAATTTAGATATTGTTTGTTTTATACCATTTTTTATTGTCCAAGTTTTTTTATCTTCTATCCAAATATCTCCTTCTTTATAATCTTTTTCTTTTTTATTATAACCAATTTGTGTGTTTGAAGATGCCCCAGATTTCCCCTGTATGAGGTTACGCATTCTATTTACGTCTGTTTTTCTAAACTCCTTATTTAATCCTTGTACTTTTTGTTTCATAACTTTTATTTTTAGCTTACGTCCATAAAATCATTATGACTAGCTTCTATTCCTAATTCTTCTAATCTTTCTACTATTAAATCTAAATCTTCTAAACCTGAAATGTATTTTCTTGGTATTAAATCATCTTCATGAATATATTCTAAAATACCTTTTAACCATTTATTAGCTTCATCATATTTTAATTTGTCTGAACGTTGTTTTTGATCTTTATTTTCATAAACGTCTAATCCATAAAAACGGCCTCCTTGTTCAGTGTATACAAATGTTACTTTTTGGTATTGGTTTGATTCTTCATTTAAATATCCTAATTCAGCAGCTTTTTTCTTTAGTGATTTTTCTTTATCCATCATTTGTTTGATCTTCATAATCTTATCTTTTTCTGGATGTTGGTTTAAGCGTTCTTTTTCTTTAGCATCTGCCCATTCTTCAGGACTCATACCTTCTCTATATATTGGAGCGGGATTTGTAGGACCATAAGTTGTTGATTGTTTACTTATTTTAATAATGGAATTGTTTTTATTATTTTCTATATCTTTTGCATCTGGACAATCATCCTTTTTATCTTCCCTAGGTCTTTTTTGATGAATTTTTTTTATGCTATCAATACGTGCTTGAAGGTAATTGTGTTCGTTTTCTTTACCTAATTCTCTTGCCCTTTTATTAATAATTTGAACTATTTCTTCTGCACATTTAACCTGAGCTTCTGAAGCTGATTTATCATCTAATGCTATTTTTTCCATAACAAATAACCTTTCATGTTGTATAGCTGCAGATCGTAATATATCTAACATTTTTGGGTTATCTTTAAATGTTTTATTTTGTAGTTCTGTGTATAATTTAATGGCCTCAGGACTTATATCAAACATTTTTACCTCAAATTCTTTATCTTTAGGGCCTATAAAGGGGTATTTTTTAGGACCGTCTGTTTCTTTTTTATCATCTTTTTCCTCAGGTTTTTCATCAGGTTTATCTACAGGGGGTTTTGGATCTTTATTATCACCGGGGCCTTCTAAATTATCATCATAAGAAATCATTGGTGTTTCTTTACCACTTGGACTTACAGCTGTATATCTTGTTACTGTTCTTCCGTCAGGTAATTTTTCTTTTTTTTCTGAGCCGGGTTTAACTTCTTCTTTCAGACCATGTTTATGTTCTGTTAGCCACTTTATATAGTTAAATTTTTTCATGATTACTTTTTATAAGGAAACATCTTATTTAATGTGTCTTTTCTTTTACCACACCCACAGTCTTTTTTTACAACTCTAGCAGCACCTTCTACTATACTTTTTATACCTGTAGCTTTTGTGATTTTTTCTATAGTGTCTCCTAATCCTTTACTTTTTGGTGGTGGTGGAGGTGGTGTTTGTCCTCCTACTAATCTTCCTTTGTTGTTAAATACTTTAGCCATTTTTATTATTTTATATTTTATTTTCTCTAAATCCTGTTTGCATTCCCCCTAATATAAATTTACCTGTTATCTTAAAAGGTACATCTGCTATGTTTTTATCTCTTATTACTACTCCTTCATGGTTTTCAACTGAACCCATTGGTGAATCTAATACTTTAAGTATTTCGTCTCCTAATTTTTCAGTTGCAAGATAAGTTGTAAAACCCTCTATGGCTTTTATCTTATCATCTTCATCTTTAAATAATTCGTCTATATTACCTCCATTTAATAAAGCCATATAAACTTGTTTACCAACTGCAGGTCTTTTTATTCCCCCCATAAATATAGAAGCTTCTTCGGGGATGTTATTTAATTCACTTAACCATCTATCTAAAGATTGTGATTTATCTCCTTCATTAGATTTTATAGTATAATTTTTAGAAAGTGCAGATCCAAAATTAGGTTTTTTAGTCATTTCTGTTTCAACTGAACCATAAACTTCAAAGCCTCTTTTTTTAGCTGTTGGTGTTAAATTATTTAATAATGACTGGAGTGCATTTTTATCATAAGGCATTTCAGTAGATTTTCTTTTTGATAGTATTTTTCCTGTTTTTGCACTTGGTTCATTTACCATCTCTATTTTATTTAATCCATGAATAGCTATAAAATTAGATTCATATTTTTGTACGTTAGTTTTACCACTAACATACTCCATATTAAATAGTATGTTTGGATCTTCCCACGCCCCTAATTTTTCTAAATCACTTTTTAAAGAAGGTAATGCTTCATTAAACATATCTAATACGTCTCCCCCTGTTTTAATAAAACCATGAATACTTCCGTCTTTTGTTTTAAATCTATTTTCTAAATCTGATTTTGTAACACCTTTTATATCAAGAGCTTGTTTAGAACCTCTATCTAAAGCAAATTGTTTTTTACCATCTATATCAACTAAACGAATAGAACTATTTACTCCGTCTATTTTAACAGCACCTGGGTTTTTTTCTAACGAAACTGCTGCTTTTTCAATAACATCTTTTAAATCTTTACCTGAATTAACAAAGGATAAATTAAAAGGATGAGCCATATGACCTGCTGCTCCTCCTTCTGTTAGAAGGTGTTCCTTTATTATATTTGTCCACCAATCTTTTGAGAATAATTTTGATTCATTTATATTAATGTTTGATTCTCCCGTAGAATATTTTTTTCCGTTATTTATATGAAATTGTGCTTTTTTCGGATTATTTGTTAATAATTGTTTATATTTATATTCAATATCCAATGCTTTGTCAGATAATACACCTATATTATGCATTTCTGTAGTAGGTTCTATTAATTCTAAATACATGTTTTTCACTTCTATTAAAAACTCATTTGTAGGATCATTTTTTAAATCTTCATGTACTAAGGATAATATAGCTTGATAATATTCTTTATTAGTTTTAATATCATCTATCATTATTACTTGATCTAAAAACTTAATTGTATCTGTGTCTGTAGTTTGAGCAGACACACTACTAGCTACTGCTAATGTTATTGCTAATGTTAGTAATCCTTTTTTACTATAATTTTTAATTTTATCTAATATATTTTTCATAACTATTTCTTGTAAATCATTTGTATTTCCTATAATATCATCTACTATTGCTTTTTCTTTATTTGAGAGTCCTTCTGTCATTTCTAAATTTTCTGGTGAGTCTTCTTTAAAATATGTGTGATAAAAATAATTTAAAGCATCTAATTTTTCCCCTGTTAGTTTTTGTTTTAATCTTGCATATGTTTCTTCTGCATCTGGAGTGTCTAGTTTTTTAACTAAATCTGCATATAAAGCCCAATATTTTAATTCATGGTCTTCCATTTCATATAACTTTCTTGTAAGTGTACCTTTTACATAATTGGGTACTTTATAACCACCTCCTCCATAGTTATTTCCCTTCATGTTAGACATATCTTTATTTAAACGTTTCATATTTTTAGCATGTTTGGCTTTTTCTTGTTTATTCATCATACCCATCATTTCACTTAAATTTTCTACTTCATAAGGTATGCCTTTTTCTTTAAGTAAAGATTCTATTTCAGGGAAAGAATTAGGAATTATAACCTTAATAATATATTTATCCAAATTACTAATATCTCTATCTACTCTTTCTTCATATTCATCAATTTCCTGACCTGTTTCAGGGTTGATCATGTCTGGGTGAAAATCACGATATGGTCTTATTTTATAATTTTGGGATAATTTATCCCCATCAATAACTAAAATAATTAAATCATCACCTCCCCCAAACCACATCTTTAAATCATTATTCATAACTCGAGTAAAACTTATGGATGGTGGGTTATTCGAGGCCTTTAATTTGTTTTGTTTAATTATATTTTCTATATCAAAAAGGTCAGCATAATGATATAATGTACCTACTTGTTTACCTTCATTTAATTCTCTTACTGCTGCTGGATCTTCTACTGTTAATTTTATGTCTGGATATTTGTCTTTTAAAGCAGATACAGCTGTTCTATTTTCTTCTGAATCATCAATAAAATAAATTGTTTTATAACCTTTATTTATGTGGTTTTCTATCCAATCTGCTTTGTCTTGTCCTGTTACTTTACCATCTACTTGTAATCCTAAAGGGACAACGTAAGCAGCTAATCCTAATTCTTCTCTCATATATCGAGTAACTGGATGTCCTATAGAACGGGCTGTTAGTATGGTTGTTTTTACTTCTGATCTGCTTAGTGAGTCTTTTAATTTATTTACAACTTTACTATTTACAATAGCATCATCTATTTGTTTTTCAAATTCAGAAAAATTATATTTTATTTCTAAACTACCTAATCTTGCTTCTAATGCTTTACTTTCTTCAGGAAAATTTTCAGCAGGTATTAGTATTTCTTTATTATAGTCCCCATTAGGACTAGTTATAGTTGTTCTAATGTTAGCTTTTACTCTAGCTATTGTATCGTCAAAATCATAAGCATGTAAAGTTTTTCCTTTTTCATCTGCTTCATACATTGTTCCTGCTCCCCCTTGTCCTGAAGCAGCACTATATTGTCCCCCTCTTCTATATTTGTATCCAGGGGTAATATCATCTGGTTTTGTATAACCCGCTTTATATTCGCTACTTTTAGCAAAGTCGTAATAATGGTCGTTTGGGTCGTATAAATCTTCATTTAAACCTATTACTATATTCCAAGCTTTATCTTTATCTATGTGGTTAGGTATTCCTTTTTTAAATAATTCTTTATCATCAGATTGAACAAATCCCCTCATATCAGTACCTGATATTCCTCCTCCTTGTGGTTTTATTAATTTAATTTTAAATGTAATGTCCCTAGGTTCAGCAAATTTACCTATGTTTGCATAACGTTGATCGCTTGAATCTTTTTCACCCATTCCTAAGTAAACTGTAGATCCTTCTGGTGCTTCTTTTTCTATAAAATCATACACATCTCTTACGGGAGAAATCCCTGCTGGTCTAATTTCTAACCCTAAATCGTTTTGTGTATAAAGTTTCCATAAGTTAATAGACATAACTTGAGTAATACCGTCTCTTTCTTTAGGCCCAACAAATATTATTAATTTATCTGCTTTAGACTCTGCAAAGAATTTTAGAGCCATATCATAATGACCAACATGGGGTGGTTTGAATCCACCAGGTAAAAGTGCGATTTTTGACATTAATTATACAGTTTGTTATAAATATAAACCTCTAAGACAAGGCTAGCCTTTTTTTCATCAATATAGAGATTGTAAGTTCTGTTGCGTTATGGAGTAATTTTGTAAAGGTTTTAAAACCAAGTTCGGAAGGATCCTTATCTCCCATTTCTATAAGATAAACTCGCTTTCCATAAGACATAAAGGTTTCAGCATGGTTAAAAGCATCTTTTAAAGCGTCTTCATCTAATGCAAGATAAATTTTTTCTACGTTACTTTTAATAATTTTTTTCATTAAGGTTGTAGATAATTTCTTTCCAAACAAAGGAATTGCATTACGTTTTATAGCCATTGCATCGAACGCACCTTCGCACAAAATCACGGGTAAATCCCAGTTTATATACATTTCAAACCCAATTATGTCCTTGGTACTGGAAGCTAATTTATGTTTAATATACGCGTTTTTATCAAACGAACGACCTACATAATAATTTAAAAAACCATCTTTATCATATGAAGGAATTACAACCATATTTTTTAATGGTCCTTCCTCACAATAATGTAAATCATATTTAACTACATCTTGTTGTGTAATTCCTCTTTGATTTAAATAATGTAATGCGTGTTTTGATAAAACGGCAGAACTAGACATTATAGGTGTAACTTCTTTAGGTAGCTGTAAAGTGTTAGGATCAACTTTTTGTTTAACTTTCGATTTAAAATTATATTGATTATCGATTTCTTTTAAAGCCCCAAATGCAGCTCCAGGAGCATTAGCCTTTTTAAGTAATTGAAAAGCTCTATGACCTTTATAATTACAAACCCAACATTGAAATTTTTGGGATAAAAGGTTAAATGTTAATTTATTCTTGTGATGATTACAAGAAGGACATTTAAAAACAGCCTCATCACCCCCTCGAGCAGATTTACTTCTTCCTAAAATCGATTCGAGTAATTTTTTTAATAAATCTTCTTTCATTTAAAATCTCTGTCGTAAAACTTACCTAATATGTTGTCATTAAGATATTGTTTGTTTTCTAAAACTTCAAACACAAATTGATATTTACATTCTAAATATGTGAGTTCCTTTTTATTGTAGGCAATCTTTAGTATTTTTCTATGTAAATCGTAATCATGTGCTTCTTTAATAAAACTGTGAGAACCATAGTAAGTTTTCCAATCGCTTTCCTTTAATACTCTCTTAAATGTTGGTGGGCGACCTTTACCTTCATATAGGGCTTTTTCTTTTTTGCCTAATTTTTTCTTTAAATTGTAAATTAAAGATTTTTTACCAATGTATTTTTTTCCCGTTGGTAAGTGAGTTGTTTGATAAATAAAACCAAATGCATCTTTTGGGAGATCACTAATTTCTTGTATAACTTTGTCTTTATAGTTCCATTGCATACGTTAAATGTACGAAAGGTATTTTAGGTATCCCAGCGAAGTACGAAAGTTGTGTCAGTTTCATCTGACATTTTAGTTGGTTGGCCTAATTTACCAACAACTAATAATTCATAGTCTTCATTATAAAGACCAAGTGTTGTAACATAAGGTTTCCAAAGTGAACTTGTTGCAAAATTAGCTAGTGTTTCTCCCTCTTCATTTTGAATACAACGAGTAGTTACATTATTAGTGTAATTATATTCTTGTTCGTCTATAGTACATTGTATTTCGTTTTCTACTAAAGGCATTGTATTTTTATAACGAATAGAGGATGTTATATTATTATGTTTAAAATGATTAAAATAATAAGGATTAGTAATAGTTATTAATCCCATATTATAAAATATATTACCTACTATGGGAGTTCCTATATATTTTGATTCATAAGAATGTTCTATTATTTCTTCTTCTAAAAGAGGTCTTTGATATATTGATATGTTTTGTAAGGAACCAGTAAAGAAATTTCTTATACCCCCTTGACATCCTATATAGATATTAGCATTATTTTGTGTTACCCCTGCATCTTTTTTACAAGTTGAACACCCTGTTGGGTAATCTTCTATTACAGATGCTTGTTTTGTTCCATCTATCCAAATACTTAATTCTAAATCTTCAGTTGTTTGGTTTTTTTCATATTGACAAGTTATATTATATATAGACCCATTTACAGGATTAAAAGGTAAAGGTGTAGTTACAGTGTGTGTTTTATATCCATCACTTCTTCTAAAGCATAAGTTGTAATCACATCCATCTGCTGTTGTAGTTTCTAAAAATATTTCAAAAGGATATCTAATTCCTGAGGGTATGTCTACTTCTTGATTTGAACCAGATGTATTAAGATTTAATAAAGATGCTTTTCCTTCTAAAGAAGATGCTATTACTGTTTTTGTTAAACTTTTACCTATAATATGAAATTCTAAAACATCATCATCTAAACCATCTTTTATATAGCATGCAGGTTTTAAATTAAAGTTTATAGAAAAATCATCAGTAGTGTTAAAATTGTATTTTTCATTATGGGGTAGTTGTAAGTAACTTCCTCCTCTTTTATCAATATTTCTTTCCTTTTTATTTATTGTATGGTATCCTAACCCATTATGATGAAAATCCATAAAGGTAATCTTAGTAAAATCTGTATTAGTATCATAATCTGTTTCACTAATTGATGATTGATTAAAATTACGATATTTAGGGAAATAAGAGTATTTTGAAAATCTAATATTATTATAATCTACTAACCCATAATAATAACTGTCATCATAAACATCTTCTTGACTATAAGTAGGTATTACACAACCTGTTGCATCAAATTGAGGTAAAGATGAATTTGGACCAATTGAATGAGTTAATATATTTATTATTCTTTTTCCTTTTTTATTGTGTGTTAGTTTTGTATGTTTATAAGAATTAATAGGATTTAAATAAAATATTCTATCATCTTTAAATATTTCTCTATGATTATATTTTTGGGCATTAGGAAAAAATTCAGGAGTAAATGCTTGAGATCCTGATCCTATAGCTGATTCTAAATGGAATAAATTACCTAAACCATCATCAATAAATCTTGCTGTTAACTCAACTGTATTTCCCGCTTGAAGTTCTGTTAAGTCCTCAAAATTTTCAACATGGGTTATTGTTTCTAATTGTAATGATTTTGGTTTTATTTCTACTCCATAATTTAGTTGGGGGATAGAATATATGTAAACTTCTTCATCTAGTTGTCTATGATGTTTAATAAAATTAACATTACCAAACTTATTAGCTAAATCTGAAGGGTAATCTTCGTAGAATAAATGCTCTAATTGTGTATGACCTATATTTGCAGCTTCATATTGTTCTGTTGCACTTTGGCTCCATGAACATGTTATGAAGTATATATGGTTTGTAGAATCTGAATAACCTTTTAAGGTATGATCATACTGTTTATGTGCATTAAAGGGTACAACTGCTATATCGGATGCCTTTAATTTCTTGTATACAAACATCGAATATCATTTTTAGTAGTCAATTTTTACCTTTATTAAGCTTTCTTTTGTAAAATCTTTAGGTAAAGGTTTACTTAATTTTGCAACAGCTAATAAATCACCTCCATTACTATATAAACCTACTGTAGTAATATATACTGTTGGTTGATCTGCCATAGATTGAAATCTTAAATTACCTTGATCATCTATAAAAGAAGGATTTGTTGTGTAATTAAATTCACTGTTTTTTACTCTTGTAAAATAGTATTGAGATGTAACTTTTTCTTCACTATCTAATATAAAGTTATTACCATATTGTATAGCTGCTTGTAGTTTTTCAAGATTTGCTCCTTTATCATTTGGAATATCATAATAAACCATATTAGTATTATTTAATGGATCTCCTAATCCTTTTAATGCAGAAGATTCTTGACAAGCATCTGCATTAAGTATTATAAAACCTGCATCTGGGTAAAATAACCCATATGATCCACTATCTCCTGCTCCTATCCCAAAAGATAAATTACTAGCGTGTCCTCCATTATTATCTGTATCATAATAAGCTTCACCACTTGAACCAGAAACTATATCATATTGTCTTCCACACATAGTCATTTTTGCTGAACCTGTTGTGGTTACACTATTATCTGTTAATTGGATTGAAGCTCCTCCAGCTTCACTAGATCCTAAAAATAGATTAAGTGTTCCTGGTTTTAAGTTTTGTTTATAATTTTTTCTTTCAACGTTTATAACCCAAATAGCTTTTGGAGTATAACCATTAAATGTAAATTCTTGAGTTTCATCCCCAAAAACTATTTGTTGATAGTGATGATAATTCCATTTAGTAGCTGAATATCCATAAGAACCTATATCATTGGTAAAATCTTCTGAACCTGATCCATCTCTATGACCAAAAGCTATTGCATATTCTTTTGATGCTGATATTGAACCAGTATACATGTTGTATATATCCCAAAAGAAATTACCTTGTGAGTTAGGTAATGTTTGGTCTGTTTGTAAAGATGCTGTTTCTGCTTGTGATAAATTGTTTGCGTTATTAGCCCAAGTGGATGTAGAAATTCTTTTAGTATCGAGTACTATATCTTCTGAGTTATATCTTACTAATGTTGCCATGTTTTATTTTATGTTTTATTTAAGGAATATACCTGTTTCTCCTTTAGTTCCTCTAGTTGCTATTACTTCTTTAGAAATTTCAATTGGAATAGTTGTTCTAGCTCCTGAATCAACTCCCTCAACAGTGATGGTAGTTGTTAATTTTGTGTTTGAACCAAATAAAGAAGTACTACTAATACCTGTTAAGCTAAAACTCATACCTCTTATTGTTTCACTTAAAGCTGAATCTGCAAAAGGTCTACGATTTGATGTTGCTCCTTTTTGTCCTACTCCTACAAATGCTTGTAATAATCTTCTATCAGCAATTGTAGCCATATATCCTGATGGTTCTTTTAAATTAGCTTGACCACCAAAATTAAGTGTTGTTGGATTAAGAGCAGTAGTTGCTCCAAGGGATAATTGAACTTTAGATATATTACAAGTTACAATTGGTAATTTAGTTGTACCCCTAGGTAAACTAACTAATTTGTGGATCATTATATTATTTTCATCTGGAAATGCTTCTAATAAAGGACCATTTTCAATTGCTTCTCCTGCAAATTGTGAACCATTTGGGTGTTCTTCATTCCATAATGAATAATTAATTTCATCATCTGCTAATGCGAATTGTGTTATTTTAAAAGATCCATCATTTCTTGCTAATAATTCACGACCTCTTTTTGTTAATACTGCATCTACTATAACTTGTGTGTTGTCTAAATATCCCATTTTGTTTATTTATTATAAATATATATTATTTTCTTCTTCTTCCAAAATCCCACCATCTTCGTTTCTTTCTTTTTATTTTTACTTTAGAAGGTAAATAAGCACCTTTTTTAATTGTTTTATCTTTATATTTAGGAGCTACTTCTTTTTTAACTAATCCCGCTTTTCCTAAATAATAATCTAAATTGGCTTTTATACGTGGGTTTAAGTTATCGGGTATAAGTATAAAACCCTTTGTTCCCTCGCCATCTGGTAAATGTTCTTGCTTATTAATATCTGTAAGTATAAAATTAGGTCTTTTTTCTTGTTGAGATATAGTCCATTTATCTAATGAAGGCCATCCTTTTTTCTTCTTATAATTCATAGGTTTTCCTGTGTTTGGTTGAATCCAACGTGTCCAATTAAACCCATACCAATAATTAGTCCATATACTTACAGTTTCATACATATAACCCGGTGCTATATTTGGACTTCCATCAACTTGAGCATCATAAGCATTATTAGGATCACCCCAACCTATAAAAGGAGATCCATCTAAAAATCTAGGAGCATTTATGCTCCCACAAAATATTCCCCTTACCGGTCCTGAACCTGAGGCTATTTCTGTAGGTCTAGGTCCATATTGATCTACATCCCAATCAGTTCCATCAGCACTTTCTGATGCTGCTATTAATGCTGTTCCTGCAGCTGCTTCTGAGGAATAATTATAAGTTCCACCAGGAGATATAATCACATTATGTTTAGGTGTTTTATGTGCTCCTTTAATACCTACATGACTATAATCACTAAATAAACAACTTCCAAAAGTAGTAAAAGGTTTTAAATAGGGTTCAAATGTTAAATATGCAGATGCATCATCTCCTGGGTTAGCATCTCCATAAGGATTAGTTGCATATGCTTCTCCTTCAGCGAAACCATTAAAATCATTAGATGAAGCACTATACATTACAGTATTATTTGCTGTTATTGGGTCTATAAAATTTACTTTTCCTGGATATGCTGGAATTCCATCAAGTCCTGGTGTTGTTTTAGATGGGTGTTTTTCATACCAAGAATAAGCTTGTTTAAAACTTTTATCTGTGTTTTTAGCCTCTTTAAAAGTAATAATATGTAAATCAGGTCTTTTATAACATTCATCCATAAAGATTTTTAAACTTGCTGAAACATCCCCAGCCATACTTTCAGATGCCCAAAATAAATCTTTTTGTCCCCCTTGTTCAAACCACCATCTTGCTGAAGGATTTTTAAAGTTTACTTTAAAAGTACCTGTTAGCATTCTACCAGACAGATGTCTTGAA